TCTGTGCCCACGTTTCCAGAAGCTCCGGGAGGCCCGCCGGGTGAGACTTGTACCTCTGGAAGATCAAGCGTAACATCGCCGTTCGACATCTTACTCTTCCGCGTAATTGTCCGATGATTTAGTGCTCACATTCATCTGCGGCGTCTGCCCGAGATTGACCTTCTTGAGGTTGGCCTCCGATCTATCCTTGGTCTTCGACTTATCAGCCTGCTTCTTGAAGTCAACGTCCACCTGGGCCGTCTTCTTCTCGGCTTTCGCCTTGGTAACTCTTTCGATAGGCTTGTCTTGGGCAGCCCTGTCAGCAACAGCGAAAGGCTTGCCCCGATATCTCGGATCGAGTTCGGCATGGGGATAGTCTCGGCCGATGCGTTTGAGCACCGGAAAGTGGATGCCGTACTCTGCCGCGTGCCTGTGAAACCAGCCGGTTGGGTCCTTGATGTCGAGCGCGCCGCCCCTTTCGTGCTGTGAGTGCCCAGGCGGTGCCGCGATGTTGCCACCGTGCCGATACTTCTGATAGAGTTGGGCCTGTAGCTCTCGACTACGCACACCCGAGATAACGCCAGCGCCCTTGCGCGCCTCTGGCGGCGCAGCCGCCCACAGCGCATTGTAGCGAGCAACCAATTCCGGGTTAAGCCCCTTCGTTGAGCCCTCTCTCAATCCGGCAAAGCCGGGGCCGGGAGTCGCCGTCGTGCCGTCGCCAGCGCTAGCCGGCGCGCCCTCTCGCTCGCGCAGCGCCTCGAGCATCGATTGGCCTGGACGCGTAAATTGCGGCACTCCTCCGTCTGCGGCGATGGGACGCACGTCTCCGGGAGAGATTCGACGAAACGTGCCGCCATGAGCCCAATATTTTTGTGCACCTTGTCTGCCGGTGAGGCCACCTTGGCGCACGAGCTTGGTCATGATCTGCACAGCAATGCGCGCATTCTCTTTAGGGTCGCGCAGTTGCGCCATCGTGAACGGTGTTTTTTGTATGCCGTAAACAATCGCATCCGATGGCGAGAGCTGAAACAATCCATGCGATCCGGCAGGATTGGCCCTTCGCTCTTGCGCGCTCACGTTGGCAAGACTGGCTCGATAGCTCGATTCCGCTCCTGCCAACTTTTGCATAAAAGCGCCCCATTCAGCGGCGGATCCGGTCTTGAAACCGTAACGCGCGGCATCCGCGGGCATTTGGCCAGCGAGTCCGTATTGGGTCGCGAGAGCTTGCAGATGAGCGTTCAACGCGCCGGGGTCGACCGTGCCCTTTTTGCCTACCTCGAGCGGCCCAGCAGGAGTGGCCATGAAGCCGCCTTCGCGCGCGGCCTGAAGAGTCTCTGGGGCTTCTTGTGGCGAGGTTGGAATGCGCAGACCCTGCGGACCTCCGTCCTGCGGACCTCCGTCCTGCGGACCTCCTCCTCTTCGAGGGCCAGCGCCGGGAAGGGATGGCAGGCCACCCATGGGAGCGCCGGCGCCTCCCATCGGGAATAGACCTCCGCCTGGGGAATAGGATGCGTATTGAAGTCCCGGTCGCCCTCCAGGGATCTGGCGCGCCTGCTGCTGGTTCTTGATCCACTCGAGCACGTCGCGCATTTCCCGCAGGTAGCGGTTTCCCTCATCCTGTTTCTTGTCGAGGTCCGAGAACAAGATCGGCATAGAGGTCGTACCCTCTCCGGCCTCGGAGTAACCCATAGGCTTGGCCTTACCACCCCAGTCGCCAAAGCGCTCGTTAAACGGAGCAGCGCCGCCGCCCTGTTGCTGTTGCTGCGGCTGCCTGGTCCTGCCACCTCCGGCGCCTCCCGCCATCGCGGCGCCAATCTTCGCGAGCGTGATCCAGCTCTCTGGAATCTCCGGTAACTTCATCTGCGAGAGCTTGGTCATCAGAGTGAGAATTTTCGCCAATCCGCTGTAGAGGTCGGCCTGAGCCTTCAGCCATATGGGCGCAAACTCTTCAACCGCCTTTCGATACTCGTCGTAAGACTCATTGACTTTCTTCTGGGCCGCCAGCCTGTCTTCCATCGCCTTTTTCTGCTCGGGGCTCGCGAGCTTATCGATGATCTCCTCGAACAACTTTGGAAACTTCTCGAGGAAGCGAACCGACTCTCCGGTTCTCGTAGACTCCAATCGCAGGAAGTCCTCACCCTGCTCGCTTCCCTTCTTCAAGAACTCTATCGTTAGTTGCCAGGCGTCCTTCGTCTTGTTGGCACTCTCGATCATTTCTTGAATGAACGGCCTCGCCTTCAAGCCATGGGCCGCCTCGAGCTCCTGGACTATCTGCGCTCCCGGACCCTTGCGGATCAAGTCCCGCATCTGGTCAACGAGCTTACCAATGGTCCGGATCGACTGGCCCTCCGTGCGACCGAGTTGCTCATCGAGCTTGCGCAGGGCCTCGAGCTCGGTGTTACCTCCAATGGATAGCTGGCGCTGCAATGTGAGAGTATTTTGGTACGCCGTGGCGACCGTGCGTGACGCCACGATGGCTGCCGTCGCCAAGCCGGTTACATCGGCAACGGCATTCGCCACTCGCAGGCCCCGCATGCCTCCAACAAAGCGAGCTACGTGTCGACCGACCTCGGCTAGGTGCTTGCCAAAAGCCTCAACCTCGCGGCCGCTGCGACCGAGGTCCTTCGTGAACTCCTTCAGGAGCCCAGACATCTCACCCACATAGCGAGTGGATGATTGCTCGACCGTCTTGACCGCCTCTCCGACCTTCTTTATCTGCTCGGTAGTGGGCGCGAAGGGATTCTCCCCGCTGATCTCCTTCATCGTGGCCGACATCTGCTCAAACTGAGCCTGGATGCGGGCAAGCGGCTCACTTATCTCATCGTTAAGCTGGATGGTTACCGATGCTTGTTCTTGGGCCATGCTATTCTAGGTTCATCAGGTTCATGCTCGAGGAGGTAGAGACGTTGAGCCCATCGTCGGCGGCGATCGTCTTGGCCTGCATACCAGCTGGCGCATTGTGAAAATTCAAGTTTATCTGAGTTGGAGCTTCCTCCTCTCTTTGCGTGGCATCCGAGGTGAGAGGTCGATCGATTGCGGCTCTATCCGCTTCGGGCATTGCAGCCGTTGGTCGCTTTAATTCAGGGTGAGCCTTCCAAAAATCCTCCATTATATCCGCCATCGGGTCCTTTTCCGGCGGAAGATCACTTTGGTAATAGAATCCTTGCTGTTGCCGTGTTTTTGTTCCAACGTCTGACAGACCGAGTTGACTCGACAATGAGCCAGGGAGGTTTTCCATATTTTTGGCTTGCACCGCCTCAAATTCTTTGGCCTCTGCCGCGCGCTGTTGCCAGCCCATCGAGCCGCCTTTTTCCCATGCTGGCCGTCTCTTGCCATAGCCACGAAGATTTGGCGCTGCGACCTGAATAGGACGCGACGGATCGGGGCCTTCTGTTATTCCTTGGTAATTTGCCTTGAGACCAGCGGTCCACCACTGTCCGAGCTGGCCAGCTTCTTTGGCCGCCCGCATCGATTGCTCTGACTGTTGACCTTCCGTGGGAGGAATCTCAGCGAACTCCTCCATTTCTTTTATTTGTTCTTCCCTGGACAATGGCCGCGAAAGATTTGGCTTCTCATGCTGCGCCACGTCATTCATCGGTTGATCGACCATCGCGAGCTCTGACGCAACATCACGACCACCGCGAAATCCCGGGCCGGTCGCCTGCACTATGTCTTGATTAACGGCAGCGGCGTGCGCGTCGGAAATTTTGTATCGACGGGCAAGTACGTCTTCAGATTTTTGCAGACCAATATCGACGTTTTCCGGCAACTCTCTGCCGATGTATTGAACGTAAGCTCCGCCCTTGACATTGGCCTCCTTCATGCTGCCAAAGACCATCTTCGCCGCCGGCGCGTTGTAGTCGAGCGTCTGCGCACCTATCTCGGGATGGCCCTTTGGACCTCCTGGACCAATGTCCGAGTGCGGCAGAATGAACGTCTTGCCGGCATTCGGTCCCTCCCTCGGCGTGACGAGATAGTAACCACCGAGTGTCTCCTGTCCTTTCTTCGGAAAAATTCTATGACCAAAGGCGATGCCTGGGATGTAGTCCGGGATACGATATTTATCTTGCGCTCGATTAGGGCCAATCGGAGGCGTTGTATCTGTGTACGTTTCACCCGTAGCAGGGTCGGTGTAGGTGACAGACTTGGAGCCCTCCGGCCCGGTGTAATAAATGGTCGACCTCGTCGGCTCATACGCCCGTGACTCTGCCGAAGCACCACCTCCCGGTTGCTGCACTCCCGGAGGAATTAGATGACGACCCCTATCCCTGCCCTGACGAGGCGCGTTGTGAAACGTCGGTCCACCATACACAGCCGGCATGGGAGCAGTGCTGCGAGCGTCCGAGTCCGTCTGGTTGCGAATCCACACGAGGGTGTCTCGCATGTCCCGCATGAAGACATTGCCCTCGGCCTCCTTGCGGTTTATGTCGCGCAGAGAAACCGGCGCCGCTCCACCAACAACCGTCCCCTCTGATGAACTTTGTTTTTTGTTAAACAGCCACGGAAAATTCTTCTCGTAATACTCATCTTGTTTCCGTCTCTCCTCCGGACTGCCGAAGAGAAGGTTGAACCACTCCTCCTTGGTGCTCGGAAATTTTTTGGGGAGCAGACTCGCGGTCAAGATCGACGTAACCATCTTGTCGATCTCGGCGAGTCCTAATAGGAATCCAGCCTGGAGTTTTAGCCACTGCGGAGCCCACTGCTCCCAAGCCTTCCTGAAATCCTCGACGGCCTTGGTGTTCGCGTCCTGGGCCTCCTCAAGCTTCTTCTCTGCCTCGTAAACCTCCGGCTTGTCGCGCTCCTTTTCAACCTCATCGATTATCTTGGCGCCGTCCTGCACTTCGCGAAGGGTAAGTCCCCACTGATCACCAAACTCTCTCTGAAAATCTGCGTTCTCCTTCGCCATATCTCGCCGCAATTGCTTGTAGGCTTCAATGCGGCTCGCACCGTCCTTCAGCATCTTGTAATACTTTTCGGCGTACTGCTCTCCCTTCTGGCCGTAGGATTGAAACCACCTCCAAATGCCGGAGTCCGTGCCGTGCCTGCGCATGTCTTCAAATGCTTCTGTCAATCTCCCAATCGTCTGCTCAACCTGGTCCGGCGTAAGGCCCATCCGCTTGCCGGCCTCTTTCAATATATTGATTTGATGCTCGCCGCTCTCACCAATCTGCCGACGAAAGGTGAGAGAGCGCTGGAGCGCACGATCGGCCGCCTCGGAGGCTCTAACCGCAGCCGTGCCCAGGGCCACCATCACGCCGACGCCAAGACCAGCTCCGCGGCCAAGCATGGAGAGACTTAAACCGAAGTCCGTGACCTTCTCACTAACCTCTCCGAATGCGCGGCCGAGTCCGACCGTTCGGCCGGTCATTTCTCCGAAGTGGCGACTGCTCTCAACAAGGTCTCGCCTCAAGGATTCAGTGAAGCCCTGCGCAGATTCTTTCCCCTTCTTGAGTGACTCGGCGATCTGCTCGGCGCTCTTTTTTCGCTCCTCTTGATCTTGACTCGGCTCAGCCTTCGTTGCCTCCTTCAGCGCCTCCTTCAGGCGCTGAAGTTGCTCTTGCATGCGGGCAAGAGGCTCGGACGTCTCATCGACGAGCCTGACGACTACGGTTGCTTCAACTTCACTGGCCATCAGTTATTCCGTAACTTCTCCTGCCAAGCCTGCTCATGTACGTCGCTCTCGTTCATGCGCTCTGACCAATAGAGATCACGCGAGATAGCGCTGATCGGCTTCGCCAAAAATACATCAGGATCGCAGTGGTACTTCTCTGCGAGCCTGTAGCAGTTGACGATCACGTTATCGATGGGAAAACGTCGGGGGTAAAAAAACGGAATATCTTGTAAGCCCCCGTAGTCCAGTCCTTGGCTGGAAGTCCTCTGATCGTAGAGGTAGGGACGCCAGCGAGCCTCGCCATCATATCGGTCATGGGACCAGTATCAATGGTCAGGTTAGGAAGGACCGGCATCCCACACAAAGCAATGTCGGCTCCAGTCGGCTCGCGGAAGGTCAGCTTGTCGACCATGACTCCATCTGCATTGTTCACCGGTTTGCGCAGTTGAAGCACACCATCCCACTGAACCTCTGCACCATTCACCTTCGGCGTAGTTGCCGCCTCATTCTCGTCTGCCATCTGCCTCTCCTCTTTAAGCGCTGCCGGCGCAGGAAGCACCGCGCAGTATGCACTCATCCGTGAAGTCCTTGAACTCGCGCTCGAGCGCCGCGACACTCACCCGGCTATCGACAGATCTGGCCATTCTCACCATCGTAGTAAACATGTGGTTGGCGCCAGCGTAGAACGCAATGCGTAGGTCTTCGGCCAACTCTGGCGATATGGGCTGTTGCGCATTAGCGAAAGCCTCGAAGCCCGGCTCGATGAGCCGGTCTTGGTGGGGAGTCATCATGCCCGGAACTCCACTACATTATGGAGAGATTTCGTCGCAACTCACCCCCTCGAAGCGAAGCCTCATCTGGCCTTCCCTCGTGTTGAGCTCTAGTGCTGCTCTGCACCACGCTTCTCTCAACACATATGTCTTGCCATTAGCGAGCTCTGCCGTGACCGTTGAATTAACGATGCTCTCAACGTTCTCGGTAGAGAGCTCGGGCACGGTAGACACATCTCCCTCGATGTACGGAACACGCGGGAGCTCACTGTAGCCATGAACGTAGTCTTGTCCCGCGATGCCAGCGCGCTCGAGCGCAGACGGTGAGACGGTGAAGTTACCACGCAGGGGGTACAGGTCGCCATCGACCTTGAGGAAGGCGATGCCGGCGATTCTTTGGGCCATCTTGGTCTCCTATCTATGGTCCCGAAGCCTTCGGGTTGGTCTCAACGGTCGGCTCCGGGTTAGCGCCCGAGGTCATAAACCCACGCTTCGATCTCTCTCTACGCTGCTGGAGGCGGTGCGGTTCCGGTCAGAACGGTAGAGTCGCCAATGATCGCCGAGTCGATTCCCCGGTTGTACTGCAACCTGAATTGCGCGAGCACGGCAAAAACTCTGAGTTGATTTATCAAGTCTGGCGGATAAAGCACGTTCATCCTGTTGGGATCATTTGGATCGCGCTCCACGATCAAGTGAGCCTTGAACGCCGTCATATTCTCAACGAGGCCATTCCACATGTCGAGAGCATACTGAGAAACGAGCTCCGCCTTGATGATCTTCGGGGTAACGATCGCCTGCCCGGGACCAAAGCGAGTGTCGTCGTCCGCGAGCTTGTGGCGTGGATACTTCGTGGTGATGGCGTAGCGCTGGTTGCGGATGAGCTTCGCCAGCGTGGCGAGTGTCGTCACCAACTCGAAGGCATCGTCACCGAACCCATACGCGTTGACCTGATATGTCGTCGTCTCCCGCATGATCATTGGGCCATCGCTTTGCACGATCGTTGCCTGCGTAGCAATGCCGGAGTAGGCGAGAGTGTTACGCTCTGGAATGTTGAACAAGTCCTCCTTGTGACACGGTAGGATGCTCTCAAGGTGCAGCGTTTGCAGGGGACGAGCCGGGTCGTTGATGAGAGCTCGAGCAGCCTTCGCGGCATAGGCCGCGCACCAGGCGAACTCCGGCGATGGCGACTCTGGCTCGATGCCGAGCACGGAGAGCACACGTCCATTGCGCGTCAATCCCCAGTTCACCAGACCAGAGTAGGTGTCCTTCATCGCGCCAAACAGGTGGCCGAAGTGTTGACGCATCCAACCCCAGCGACCGGTGTCGCCAAAGCCATACTCGTCCTCCCACGCCACGAGGGACGTCGAGTCTGTGTACGGCAGCGCCACGTATTCGAACTCGGTCTCACCCATGTTGGCGATCGCGTTCGAGAAGTCTGGAATACCAACACCTCCAGTTAGATTGAATCCAGAGTACGTGAGCACGACACCCAGCGGCAGAAGCTCGCCACCAATCTTACCGTAGTAAGAATCGGTCATGGTAATCTGGTCACCATTCTTACCGCCCCACTTGCACGTGAGCGTCACAATGGCAGCGCTCGCGGTGGCCGTCACCGGCATTCCTCTGTTTTGATAGAGAGGGTCGTTGATCATGTCGGCTATTGACGTGGCGACGTCATTGACGATCGCAGTCGCTGGAATGTTCACTGGCACGTGAATCCCAGCGATGAACAAGTCAATAGTGCCAGCTTCCGTCGGGGGAGCAGTAACGGTAATCGTGCCGTGCGCCTTCACAGAGGCCGGAGGTTCCGCCACAGGGAGAGCCCAAACCTCGTTGCCCCAGTTATTGGCGAAAAACGAGTGGAACATCACCGAGAGCTCGGACCCCTGGCCAAACAAGTGATCGGCGTCCATCTGGCGGCCACAGATGATTGGCACATCAGGAGTCGCAGTGCCATTCGCGCTCGTCGAAGCCCAGGTCACATTGAACGTCGCTCCAGTGCCACTGCCACTTGTCGATTGCTGCGCCATCGGGTTCGGCGGCGGCGTCGGAGCATTGCCTCCACTCGTAAGTGTGACAGAAGTAATCGCACCAGCCGCAACATTTGTGACCGTGAGTTGAACTCCATCAGCAAGAGTAATGGTGTTATTGATAGCGTAGCCGGTACCTCCGGCCGCAACGGCGGCTGCGGTAGCTGTATGGCTAGCACCGCCCGTCGTCATCATAATGCCAACGAGCAGAGAGCGCATGTGACTTACTGGAAATCCGGCCATGCTGCCGTCCACTTCCACCCAGTACAGAGGTTGACGCCAATTGCTCGGAATTTCATTGAAACTGATCGGCATAGCCTAGGCTCCTATGAGAGACGGGAGGGGAAAGATGAGAGCGCGCTGGCTTCACGTCTATGTTTCCGAGCGCGCGGTCCTTTTGTGATGCTCTAGACGTTCAGTCTTCTTTGGCGGCTCAAGGGTGACGTCGCCATCACGCAAGCGCCGTCGCGTGAACTGATCATCCGGCCACTCTGCCCACCCATCGGAGGTGAACCTCATGCGGCCAAGCCTGCCAACAACGTGATTCATATTCTTCGCGAACTTCTCATTTGTGGCATAGACGCGCATGGTCTTGACTCCTACAGATGGACGCGGCTGTTGAGGCATGAGTGATTGTCCGCGCACGCGGACATCAAATCTGGGATTGACCATTTGAGACCTCCCTTATGGAACAGCAACCGTCGCAGCAGAAGTGGCTGGCGTTGTACCCTTGGCATTGGTCGCAGTAACCATGCAACTGATGGTGTTAGTCTTGTCGGCCGTGACTGTGGTGTAAGAAGTACCTGTCGCGCCGGCGATTGGAGAGCTAGCGCGCAACCACTGATAGGCGAGCTTCAACCCATTATAGTTCCACACTCCTGGAGAACTTTGCAGGGTAGAGCCAACCACTGGTGGGCTAGGACCGGTGACGACCGGGAGGGTTACGTTGACCGGCAGCGCTTGACTAAAGGGAGGAGTATTGGGGTCGACGGGGCTTCCATCCGCCGTCTTGTTCATGTGAGTGAGACCCCTCATGGCGTCATCGTTCTCAATCTGGGTGCCAGTCGGTTGAATAGCCATCACTCATTCTCCTGCAAGTCATATTGAATGGTGAACGGAGGAACATACGCACCAGGGTCATATGGCCACGTGGGCGCAACCGTGACATGCATCGTGTCGAAGTCATCAGGAACGTACGGCTCGAAGTAAGTCCGATATTTGATCGTGAGATCCATCTGGAGCTCGGCGATCGGGGTCTCATTGTTCGAGGCTCGATTGCCAAACACATGCTTCCTCACGCCCTTCTCTACTCCCTCGATGTCAACTGCCTTGATGCCCACAGGCATAGGGAAGCGAAACCAATCCTGTCGATGCAGGTAGTTCATGATGGCCCAGTGAGCCTGGTCGAGGTTCCACTCGGCGACGTCATTGTCGTTGGATATGATGATGACCGAGAAGCCAAGCCTGAGCAGGTGAACAAACTTCGGCGCTCCGGCGTTCGAGTCTCCATCTGCTGACAAAAACTCCTCGATCAAGTAGCAACCAAAGTAAGGAATGTTCTCTAGCTGGATCGGCCCCTTCATTTTATTGCGAGACCACTTGACCACGGAGCCAAAAATCTGAGTTTCTTTCAGACGCGCCAAGATTCCATCGCGCATGATGTAGCTGAAGCTACTCTTATCCGGCGTGAGAGGTCCGGCAGGCGCTGTCATATTGGCCACTTACTCACGTTGAGCCAAGGTCGATCAAACTCGAGGTAACTCAGTGACAGATCATTCGACGCAGCGGTCAGAACTGGAAAGCTCCAGCCCAGTGCTGGCCACCTGCTCCCTGGGTCTGTGATCCCAAGCGAGTAAGAAGTGCCAATGAGTCGATCCATCATGCGCCTCTTCAATACGAGCGTAACTTCTCCACCAGCGTTACCGTAGCTGGTCACGTCCGAGACGATGAACTCTCCTCCTGGGATCATCTCATCTGCTGGGATCGAGACCAAGTCGTCCTGCATCGGCAAGATGCCAAACTCGGTCTCCATGATGTCGAGCTCGGTGCGCGTGCTCGTAACCCACGTCTCCTCGAGCGCCTCTATCTCGAGCTCGTTGGTGTCGAATATACCTCGAGCAGAATAGGGCGGCGCGCCAGGTTGGCTAACCACAGGAGTGATGGTGACCGGCCGCGCGAAAATTTCCATGCACGGCAGATAGATCAGGCTAGGAAAGTCAAGACCCATCAGAGCCCCTTGCGACTACCCCAAAAGTGCCGCAGACGAAGGGCCAAATGGTGGTTGATGTAGTGGGCTATCATATTCTGCGTAGGGTGTCTTGCCACTTTGTGACGATAAGGATGGCGCTTGGTCGCAGTGGATGGATGACGCCTGCGAACGTGCCGCTCCGCTCTCCTCGTGCCCTTGATCACTGCGGTCGGAACCATCCAAACCGCACGATTGCGAAAGATTCTCGCCAGAGAGTCTATAGCGTCGGTTTCGAACTCAATAGCCATCAGAGCCAATACCTAAAGAAGTGGCCGAGCACATCGTTGATCGCCCTTTGAACCTGAGGAGAGGCAGACACACCAGAAGCAGTGGCGATCGTGCCTCCCTGCGGGTAGTACATAACTCTGGCCTGCTTGTGGGCGATCATACGGACCCCAGAAAGCATCGCGCCGCGAATCATCGCGTAGTACGCGTCACGCAGGATGAGAACGGCCAACTGCTTGAGTGCCGGCCTTACCTCGTCCGGATTCTTGTAACCACCCGAATAGACCGCGCCCACGTTTCCACTCCACATTCCAGCAGGAGGCGTGTACAAAATGCCGGTGTTCTGCTCGAGCACCCAGTTTGTATTCATCACCACAGGAGGAATTGGCGGAGTAGGTGGGTACACAGTCGGGGGAGGCCAGATGTTTGGCAATATGTCAACTCCATCCGCCGTCAACTGGACTATGTCTCCAGCTACCACCGGCCAGCGCGAAAAGTAGAGTCGCTTCTCATTGTTGGATATGTCGAAGAAGTCCTCTCGCACTGTCTCGTAGACGAACACTCGATTAGCCAAGACCGCGAGCACATCCGACGTCTGCTCAATGAGCATGTTCAAGGCTGCATCCCTCGATGTGTCGCTCGCCGGCACATTAAGCGCGAGCTTGGCCTCCTCAAGTGTGAGCAGCGCAACCGAGGCAGCCGGTTGGAGCACGTTCAAAATTTGCTGCATCTACTTGCCTCGCTTCTCGAGGTCGTACTGCTCGAAGAGCTCAAGCAGGGAGAGCCGCGGACCGCCATCGCCGAGCACGATAGAATAACTCTGCCGATCAATCTTGATGCCGGTCAAGATATCGGAGAGTCCGATCCGCGGACCCTCACTGCCATCACTCATCCGGGCGATGAGCGAAAAAGTCTCGAGGTCGAGCTCAATACCTGCCCAGACTGGCGCGTTGAGACCTCTCTGCCCACGCTCTCCGGGCAGTCCCTTCTCACCGCGCTTGCCGACTGGACCTGATTGCCATCCGGGACCTGGACATAATCCTGGATTGTCATACTTGGCGATGAAGAAGTTATGATTCAACACAACTACGTCGAGCGAGTTGTATTCGATCTCCGAATTGTAGGTGCCGCGGATGAGAAAGCTCCTCCCCGGTTCGCCATCACGGCCGGCCTCACCCTTCTCACCGCGCTCGCCATTTTTTCCGTCCTCGCCACGTGAGCCTTGCTCTCCAGAGCGACCTTGCTCGCCGCGCTCGCCGCGAAGTCCGGCTTCTCCGCGCTCGCCCTTTTCTCCGGGTAGGCCCTGAAGCCCAGCTTCGCCGCGCTCTCCAGAAGAGCCTGCTTCACCCTGCTCTCCTTTCTCGCCGCGCTCGCCACGATCACCGGGTTCGCCGACCTCACCTTTCTCTCCTCTCAATCCTCTGCGGCCGTCTGCTCCAGACAGACCTTGCTCGCCCTTCTCTCCAGACTCGCCCTTCTCTCCAGGCTCGCCCTTCTCTCCAGGCAAACCAGGAAGGCCAGGAAGGCCAGGCTCGCCCTTCTCTCCAGGCTCGCCCTTCTCTCCAGGCTCGCCCTTCTCTCCCTTTAGGCCGCGCTCGCCCTTCTGGCCGCGCTCTCCGGTCTCACCCTTCACACTGAGGCCATCGTAGCCGGGTAGTCCTTGCTCGCCTTGCTCGCCTCTTTCACCGCGCTCACCCTTCTCTCCGATGAGACCTCGCTCTCCCTGCTCTCCATTCTTCAGCAGGGCGAGGCGCGCAGCCACCTCATCACTGATGGCGGCCTTCAGCGTGGTTACCTGAGCAGTGAGATCAAGAATAGTAGCGCGAGACTCGGCGGCTACCGCCTTGAGCTCCGCGCGAGCGAGGCCGAGGTCTCGCTCCCACTCCATGCGTAGCTCAGCGATGACGTAGGTGATGGCCTTGGCGAGGCCATCAGGCAACAGGTCGCGAGTGCTCTCGAATGTATCGTCGGGATTCTCTGACGAAAAATCTCCCGAGACGCTCAATTTTCCATTCGGCATCTGGTGGGCTCCTGGCTCCTGGCGCGCCAGGTTGACCTGGCGCAGGGGGAGCGGGCGGCGAGGCTGGTTCTATTATTGTTTTTCCCGGAGGCTCACGGCCTGGGATGCCACTCGCGGCTGAAAGTGGTACTTGCTGCTGTTGTACTCTTGGCTCATCTCCATACGGCACGTCGTCGTAACCTTCGTAGTTGCGCGCCTCGTTAGGGGCGAAGATGCCACTCTGAACTCCGCGCGCCAAAGCCTCGATTCTGTCCTTGAGCAGCGCACGAAGCAGTGCGTCCGTATTGAACTCGACGTACTCTACTGGCTGCCCAAAGAGGTCGAATGCTTGGCCAAAAGCCTCCTCGACGTGGTTAAGGCAGAAGCCCAAGCCTGTGGCGATCCACTGCTTCATGAGCGCCTCTGTGGCGGCGCTTCCATGCCCTGCCGGTGCTAGACCGAGCATCGCCAGTGGGATGCGAAACGCCAGGGCGATGTCCTCCTTGGACATCTTCATCATCTCGGCCAGCTGGGCGTCCCTGCCACTGATGGTGGGAATCGCCACTGGCTTAAGGCCACCGTTGAGGATGACTGTGCCACCGGCGTTAATGCCCTGCGACTTCTCATTCCATCGATCACGCGCGGCGTCAACTTGATCCTTATCGAGCAGCAAGTCCGTCGAGAGCACGTAGCCAGGTTTCGCCTGGTTCAAGTAGAATTGCAGTTGTTGCTGCTTGATCACATCCGTGGCTGCGGCGTCGAGTGCGGCGGCCACTATCGGAGACTCACCGAGCAGTGGGTCCTCGCGCCTGCCCTGGTGCAGGCGAATGTGGAGAACGTCTCTAGCCGGCACCCGAGACAAAGGGCCAAACCTGGCGTCCACTATCCAATTGCCAGCTAGCTCGTAGAAGATCGATCCATCCGCGGCCACCATGCCTCGACTCGCGCGCGAGCTCATCAAATGCAATTCATCAATCTCATAGCGAGAGTTGCGAACACAGAAGCAATACGCATTTCCATCCATATATAAATTGCGAACGGCATTGAGCAAAAAATCAGAAATGCTCTGATAATCATTCGGCTGCCGCAGGATGCGAGAGAGCGCAGAGGTAGTGACCCGATCTCTGCCGCCCTTTTTATTAGATCGCCAGTGATCACCTGGGCACATTGCCATGGTTTGAGAGTATGAACTAACACACGCCTCCACTATGGCCGATGTCTCACCAAACGTAGATGGATTGTAACCACACTGCCACCAATTCCAGACGTTGCCAACGTTGGCTGGCAAAAAGCCGCCGGTGACGGGCAGAGGCCACGGCCCAGGGCGATACGCTCCCTCGGTCGCCTTGACGACGACCGAGGTTGACGTCTTATTAACCTGAGGTACGGAGGTTGTCATTCTGCCTTCGAAGCTCGAGTTGAATACCCAGCACCACTGCCGGATGCAGTCGCGTGCTTCTCCGCCTTCCCGTGCCTCTCTTGATGCTTCTTCGCAGCCTCTTGAGCAGCAGCGTGAACCGACGGCTCCTCCGGGCTGCCATCCGGCTCGTGAGTCATGACGTGCTCACCCATGGCCGCGCGATCGTTCTCCGCCTGGGTAGGCGTGGGCTTAACATCTGCCATCTCTCATCTCCTAATATATTGATGGGGTGGATTTATGGCCGGCTCCGATGGAGCCAGCCACAGGGACGGGAACCAACCCGCCACTTCCCTTGCGGGAAGCTCTGTTACCAGGTGACGTTCTGCACCATGGCTACCACGCCGGCGCGGCGCAGGGTCCAGTTGAGCGGCATAATGAGCCGCAGGGCCAAGCTGTCCGTCTGCCAGAGCGAGCGCACTGGCGCTGACGCCGTGCCACTGCCGGGGACAATCGGCAGGGGCGTTGTATCCTCTTCATGCAGGGTCGCCTGGTCGCTGACCTCGAAGCGAGGAGCCTCGGCACCGACCGAGACGAAGTCGGCCGCGTCCAATATGCCAACGGTCTTGAGCGCAACAGTGCCAGAGTCGATGATCGGCACGCCGCCGAGGTTGCCAGCCTGGACCTCCGCGCGGAACGGAAACTCACCGAGCGTCGACGCCGTCCAGATCAGGGTGTTCACCTCCTCCGGATTCATCAGGTACACCGGATTCCTGACGTTGCCCTTGGTCGCCGTAGTGATGGCACCAAGCAGTCCCTTCACGTCTCCGACGATTGCCGCAATACCGCCACCTGCGGTAGCAGTGAGCGGCGTCACGCCGTTGAAGATACCGGGCGGGCGGATGGCAGTGGCCGCGTTGGTGTCAATGAGCACACTGTCGATCGCCACGCTGGTGTCCTGCCCAACGGCCTCTCTGAGCAGACCCTCGATCGCCGGCACACTGTGCTCGTCGAGCTCACGGGTCCACGTAGTAATGACCGCCATCTTCTTTGGCGTCAGCGTGATGGCCGTGAACGCACCTTGCCTCACGGGGATAGGCAGACCCTCACCGACGAAGCTCCCGGCGATGGTTGGCGTGGCCGACCTCGTTGGAATGATAATCTTGCCGGCGCGGCCAAAGGTCAAAGACGTGCCCATGCCGGAGAGCCTGGGAAAGATAGACTTCGGCAGGAGCAGGGCCATGAATGCGCCGTACACCGTCTGCACGAGCTCTGCGGCCCAACCCGTCACGGTAGTCTGGGCGGGGGCCGATGCAGCGCGGGTGAAGATGTCAGTTGCGATCCTCACGCCATCAGTGGCGTACGCCGGGTAGCCGTTCTGCGCGATCTTCTCGCGCATCTCCTCCGGGTGCTTCTGGTACACCTTGGAGAAGTATGTCACGACGCCGGCACGGATCATAAAGTCCATGGCGTCTTGCTTGCTGATTGCCTTGTCGGACCCAGGCAGCGAGAAGAGGCGCGTAGTATCGCCATTCCCATTGGTCTTGTCGCGAACGACCAGGGCGCGGTGATCGCCATTGGCCTTCGCAGTGCCGCCTAGGTTGCGCTCCGAGCTCTGAAGCGCCTCCAGGGTCTTGATCCTCTGCGCAATCCTCGAGTTCAAGTCCTCGGTCTTCTGAAGATCGGCGTCGGACACGTTGGAGTTGTCCATCTTGTCGAGATGGGCGATAAGCTCATCACGCAGGGCGACGAGGCTCTCCTGCGTGGACTCAATTCTTTCAGAGAGCGTCGTCATGACGCGACCTCCATTTGAACTGCGTTTCAAATCGGCGTGCTCGCCTGTTCTCTTCGCCCGCATGTCGGCGTGCTCGCCGCGGACAGTCCTGCTCACCTTGTCGTCGGCGTGCTCGCCAAAGATGAGTCTCTGAGTCTCTTGCGAAATCTTCAAGCCCTTGACTACTGCCAGGGCGTTGGGGTTCGCCGGCACACTCACCAGCGAGCACTCAACTAGCTCGCTCTTGGTGAAGCGCGTACCCTTGCCTTGGATGGGCTCCTTCTCTATGGCCCTGAAGCCCACCGACACGGCCTTGAGGATGCCGGCCTCCATGAGCTTGCGAATCTCGTCTATGCGCGCAGAGGTCCCTGCGGGAGCGCATTGCAGGTCACCGCGCAGGGCGCCGCGCTCGGTGCGCAGGTTGCGCCACTTGCCTACCGGGAAGTCCGCGTTGTGGTTGAACAAGGCGATGGGGTTCTTCTTGAAGTTATCCGTAACCCACCCATTTGGATCGACCACGTCGCCGTACCTGTCCGGCGTGGCGTCAGAGAGCACAAACTCCGTGCCCTCAGCGTCCTTCTGGTGAAGCTTGTGGACCAAACGCCGGCTGCCGCTTTCCTCTTCTTTCAATTGTTCTTCTTCAGCTCTTGTCTCACACAAATCTCCAGCATCAGCCTCCGTCAATCCCAGGCTATCAAATTCATTGAGCATCTCTTCTACGCAGCGATCCACGTAATCTTGATAATTTTCATCTTCATTTGGCGGAGGACAATCCTCTGGGTTCAAATCATCAACCGCGTCCTTATTGATCTTTTTGAAATGCCGAAGCAATTCCGGCAGCGACATATTACCGTATATTTTTTGCCATCGAGCAATGACGTCCTGCACCGTCGTCTTGCGTCTGCGCTGCCGACGGAATGATTCTTCCTCTTCCTCGCTAACTATTCCTAAGTCAACGGCATCCTCCCACTTACTTTCACAAGCGGCCTCTCCAGCATCGGTATCACCGGCTATTTCCAAACATCGTTCCATAAAGCCGTCGTGGTCATCTCCTTTTTCAGGATCGGGTAAACTGTCCTCATCAATTTCATCATCTTGCTTCCAGACGACGCTCTTCGGCTTCTTACCACCGTGGGCGCTGCGCCAGCTGTCCATGCAGATGGCCACCATCTGGTCCTGGGGTCTTTTCGTCGAGCTCTGGCCGAGCTCGTGCATACAGCGACCCATGAAGGCGTCTTGGCTCTCCCCCGAGTGCGGCTTGATCGGCATGATGGTCTCCTTATCCAGCGAACTCTGGATTCTCTCGCGCCCACCTGGTGAACGCATTCGCCATGTTCGGCTGCGTGAACCATCCAGTA